CGTGATAGTTGGATCCGAACTCATTTTGTGTGGTACGGTTGTGGCCCGCCCACGATCGTTGAACGTTGCACCAGGGCCATGCCTCCCGAAGTAAATAGCGTCGTAGTCCACAAGGGACCCTTCGCTTCTTCGTCCGGGGGACTGACCGATTAGCTCAACCACGACCTCCTTGATTCCCGCCAGATGGCGGGCGATCGATTCGTCCCTGTCCACTCGGGAAGAGTGGAGATAGGGGTACAGTCGTTGGTTTGTGCGGTAGCAACTGACCTCACCTTCCCACCACTTAGCAACGGTAGCCTTCCTCCGTTCAGATTCATTAGGGAGTAACCCCCGCAGTTTCTTTACAAAGGCAAGAGCAGACACGCTGCGCAGATAGCGCTCGGGTGTGTCATAGTCCCCCGGCCGGCAATTGAGCCGAACCAGGGCCTCCTTCTCTCCATGCCGCCAGAGTAGGCTGCACATCAACGAGAAAGGGCAATCGAGATCCTCGAAATACCGAAGGATCACCTGCTCCAGTTCTGCTGAGAGCATACTGAGTTCTCCTACGTCCGAGTTGTTAGGTCGGAGCGTAGCCGCTCTTCATCGAGTCGGTCACAAGAGTCGAGTCCAGGAGGTTGACCCCCTGGGCGATGCCCTCGTTGATTTCGGTCGCCGGCATCCCTTGCGGGACAATGGCAACACCTTCGATGATGAGACGGTCCGTGGCCGACCACTTAGTCGTGGTCGAATCCTGAACGGCGTACGGACGTTCGTACCTGAACTGAACCTTCCGAGCGGTCCGAGGACCGTTGAAGAGGCTCTTCATCCAGAAGAACGCGCGCATTCCGACCGGGAGAGACGCAGTAGCACCAGTGTCCTGGCGCCAGGCCGCGGGTGAACCATCACTTGCGGCGCCCGCGAGGGCGTCGTAGACGATGTCCGTGGTACCGTCATGTTTCTTGACGGTGATGCTTGCCATGGAAGGCATGATTTTCCTCGAAGTCGAAGGAGTTACTTAACCCGACCTAGAAGTACGTTTAGCAAGGACGTGGCTGTCGCAGCCCGTTCCCAGCTCCACAGCTTCATCGGCCGGAGAGCAAATGTTGGGCCTGGAATAGGCCCTACTATGCGCCTCGTGTAAACGTGGTTGGCTAGCATTACGATATCCGTTCGCTGTACCTCCTGGAGGAGGGGCGGCCAGTAACCGTAATTCAACACCTTCCACTTGGTTTTGTCCTTGTAACGGGACATCCCCTTCATACCGCGAGTCACGAAGCTGTTTGTCAGCTCCAGTCCCACCCAATCGGTGGCGCTCGCAACTACCTGTCCGAGGTTCCAGAACCATTCAGCAACGAAGCTAAAAGGCACCAGTTCCAGCGCGACAGTCAAAGGGTTGACCAAACCCAATGAGTTGGCAAGCCAAAGATTCGGGTTTATCACCCTCACTTCAGCGCTATACCGCAACCACGCCTGCCAATCATGTCGTTCCTGGAGATCCCAGTACGATAGATTCGGATAAACAGCACTAGGGTTAGACCCTTGGCTTTCCGTGATCACCGTGCTCTGAGGACCAGAGTACACAATGGCAGTGACGCGCTTATTAGGCACGTCGGATTGCAGAACGTCAATGGCGGAGTAAATATCGCCAACTGCAGGCGCCCAACCCAGCCAGTATTCCAGCCACGCTTGGGAAAGCGTAATGCGAGGATTACCGACAACCTTCTTAGGAGGGTTTCGTAGGTTTAGGGCTTTAGCAGCACCCTTGAAATCTCGAGAGAGGATTCTTCGGGTGAACCCCGCGAGCTGAATCGCTCGACGGGAAACCATGCTAACTGCATCGTTCATTTCCGCAAAAGAGACTCCCAACTCTGCCCGGTCTGAGACTTTCGACCGGAACTTCGCGTAAGCGGAGTTTGCAAGCGAAACTTGCAGCGAACTGGGGACGCGTTGCAACCAAAGGTCGCCCGCGGCGGCCCACCTCGGGCCCTTCCCGGTTGTCGTCGTATGGCTCTTCGCAAGAAGTACCGTCCCCACATTCCTCTCATAGTTGAGTGGAAGTGTAAACGGTTTTGCCTGCTTATAGCCG